TCTAACAACTTGTACCCCCATAATGCAGACTAGGCCCCGGGATTACTCCCGAGGCCTAGAACTGTACACGAAATTAGTACGAAGCGCTGTTTCCTGAATCAAAATTCAAGCGAGAACGATCGGTTGCTGTATCAATAATAATGCCATTAGCTTGGGTTTCACCCGCTGCTGGTTCAGTCATTTTTGTATAGCGTACTGCTGAAATTCCGTATGCGGCGCCTTTGCGCTCACCAGTGTAAGGAACATTAGCGCGAACGCCTTTTCCTCCCGCTGTTGGGTCTCCAGCTTGTGCTCCCTTTTTGGGAACCAAAGTTGCGTTTGTTGTGCCGGTAGCTGATGTTGCAGTGAAAGCTACGCCTTCACGGCCCATAACTGAACGGCCTTGCTGTGCTGCGCCTGCTAGTGCCTCGTCAGGACTAGGGATTGTTGAGCGTGCCATATGGGTACCTATCTATGATTAGAGATCTCTTGGGTTAAGGGTATATCAACTTACATTAATAGTAAAGACTATTGCTGAAATTTGTCCGTCTCTGGAATCAACGGTGGTAAAACCTGGTCGGCAAGTTAAGTCTAAACCCCTAGGGGCAACGTAACCACGGGCAATTGCAATTGCCTTGACAGCTTGGTTTACAGCGGAAGCTCCCACAGCCCTCAGTTTAACCTGTGGACGTTCGTAAAGGGCATGCGCTATTGCTGATCCAACGGATTGTGCATTAGATCCAGCGCCAACGCGCAGGAACTGTTCTTCATTTTCTTTATCAATCACGAGTTTGTAGTCCTTTAGGTTCGAATTAAATTCGCCCACCTAAGAACACGGTACGTGATTTATGAGGTTCCGTCAGCGTATCCGGCCTCTTTTAATAGTTTTACAAAGTCTTCTAGCCGCAAAATTACTGGCCACTCCCCGATGCTAGCCTCTCCTTGGCCGTTAAGACGTAAAACTGCCACAGGAAGGTCTTTGCCGTTGTGTCGGTCCTTGAGCTGCTTTATAGCTGCACTGGGGTTGAATCCTGTGCGAGCCTTTACTTCCCAATCAATGCCTATAGTTCCCGTAACATCTGTGCCTGAGCGCCCTGCCCCGGTAGATTCGGCATAGGGCCAACCGTGTTCGGCAAGATAGTTAGCTACAATTTTTTGAGATTTATAGCCCCTATGTTTTCTACTTTGACTTGGCATGTAAACCCATCCGTGTTTGTACAAGAGTCTTGAGGTCGTCAATAGATCCGTTATTAGTAAAAATCTGATCTACTGGATAACCGTCTAATTGAGTCTCTGAAAGGTGCCCGTTAACAGCGCTTACACCCGTACGTTTAATACGCCAAAGTTGACCTTGGTTAGCTCGAACCATGTCCGCCTCATTGAGAAACCGTACATCCGTTATAACGTAGTTCATGTCTGGTCTAGGGTCGTTAAGCATAGTTTTCATTGCCTCATGAACCCAAAACCCGTCCCCAAATACTTTGCGAGCGCCCACGCCAAGGTCTTGCAATAGACGTCGTACTTGTGGCTCTTGTTTTGCTGAGTTCCAACCTACAAGGTTTACAAGATCTTTTAAGTAACCTGACGGGCTGCACCCAACCATCGGATTAACTTCATATAAAAAATCACGAATTTTATCTGCAAACGCTACTCGAGTATAGCCATAGTCTTCTACAAGAATGTTTGCAATAGTATCTTTACCTGATTGGGCGTAGCCGGTAAGTCCAATGATCATGTTGTAAATTTCCTTTGTCTTGTTCGCAAACCACCGCCATCGGAAGTGCGTCGTGTAAGTTCACGACTTACTACTTGAGAGTCACGTTCTACATTATTAGCTCTAGTCTCTAGTAGTTTACGAAACGCATACTTAGTATTTAGATCGTCGTACAACTCGTCTACTTCAGGACTAGCAGTAACCTGTGCTTTAATTACGGTAACTTTGTCTCCGCCTTTAGCTCCAGTCCAACTAGCCATCATTGCCTTAGCTTCTGCAACATCTACGTTGCGTTGAGCTTCGCGTTCGTTAATTACAGCTAAAGCGTGTGCCCCAGAAAGATGATCGTTCCACTGAGTAAACTGTACGAATAAGTCCATGAGACCTTCATCGTCTAGTTCAGTAATGTCACGAGGAAGATCTGGAATGCTGTATCCGGGTTTAGCTGACAAACTAATGCCAAGCTCTCCTAAAGAATCTAATACTTTACGGCTGATACTCACTGTCCACCCCACCCTCCGCCTTTAAAATGAACTGCTGGTGGAGTAAAAACTTTAGTCATAAAGTTGCCGCACCTATCACAAGCTGGACGTTCTACTGAGTCAACATTCATGTGCATTTCTACAGTAGAGTCACAAGGCAAGCATACAAAATCATACTTTGGCATATTCTACCTCCCGGTAAGGCTCGCAACGAGTACAGCCCTTTACAGGATCAATACTACACACTGGAGGCCGGTTGTTGTCAACTGCCCAAGACACGTCCATAGCCTTCTCAAAGATTTCAGCCGTAAACTCTGGGTTGTACTTGACTGTAAACTCTTTATAATCTTGGTTAGATTTAAGTTCATAAATAAATACAATTTCTCCTGGAGCTGACTCCAACAAACCTTCTTCAACCATCAAATGACAAAGGTGTAAGTAAACTTGTCCCTGCAATTGGTGCGTGCGAAATGGGGCACGAATGTTGCGCCAGGCTTTATCTAGATCCCCATCAGATTGTGCAAGTAAAGCTGGGGCTTCAAAACGAAGGGTTCCTGCACCAATAGATTTAATTTCAATTAAAAAGTCCGCACCCAACCCTTTAACCCAACCATCAGTATGTCCACCAATTTTATGTTTTGCGCTAACTAACGGGAATTCTGCATAAGTGTGGGTACTGGATACTTTGGACGACAACTTTGGTCCAACCCTCTTGTTTCCTTTTTGCCAGTAACCGTACAGAACGCCCATCTCTTGTAGCCAAGTTTGCCACTTAGCATGAATGGTATGTCCTTCTGCAAAAATTGACGCAAGACGAAGGGATGGCTTTTCTCTGGTCTCTACGTAATTGCCACGAAGAGCGTGGTACTGCGCTAACGCACACCATTCGGGTTTAATAATGTCAGACGGATGGATAATATCCATACGTCGATTATCAAAAGGTTTTGTCAACAGATGGCGCTCAACTGAGCCCATCAAACGTGTATCTCGCTTAGCAGCGTTAAGAAAAGTCTTAAGCTCTTTACTCTGGAGTATGCGAGGTTTCTCTGTACTTGCCATCCTTGTTTATCCATTCATCTAACGTTAGGCCTTGCTTTTTGTATTTACGTTGAGCCGCATTTCTCTCTCGGTGCGACATGCCGCCGAATATCCCATGCAATTCATCATTAACTATAGCCTCTTTTAGACACTCTTTGCGAACTGGGCACGGAGGGTTACCGTCCTTACCCCAACAAATTGCTTTAGCTTGATCGGCTATTGGTTTGTACAAAGCTTTGTCCCGCGGTGGAAAAAATATCTCTGTATCTACCCCTCGACACTTTGCTTCATATCTCCACGTCCATGCTGGATCGTCTGGATTCATTCACTCACCTTTTATTAGATTTCGAAGTTCGAAAAAGTCCTCCTCTAATAAAACTACGTAATTCTCACCATCAAGGTGCAAGCCTAATACCGGTTTACGGCTATCAAGAATTGCTTCTGTTGTAATTTTCTTCAAGACTTCTGATTTAATAGTTACTGACTTTTTGCCAGTCCACTTATGTTCAATCAAAAGTTCGTCGTTTCTTACATCACCTTTACGAGACCAAAAGGCTCCAGAAGCGGCTGTGCGCGAGCCGTTGATCTTCTTTGCCAATCGCTTTTCATGACTTAGCGATTGCTTTTGTCCCTCACTCTTCGTCATCAGTATTCAACAAAATTGCTGGGTGAGACTTAAGAGTGTCCATGACCGCGACGCTGATCTGATCACGCAGATCAATCTCTTCCCTAAGGGAATCAATAAGAGCCTGAGCTCCTTGCCACTTACGGTCACCATAATACAGCCATCCGCCACGGCGCTCGACAATCCCGTTTAAGATAGATAAAGCAACAATTTCTTTACCAGTGTCATAGTTACCGGCATCTACAGCGCCACCTGGGGCAAAGTAGAAGTCCAAATAAGCTGTTTGCTGGGGTGGAAAAGTTTTGTTCTTAATTGTTCGTACACGAATGGTTTGGCCTACACGTCGTTTATCTTGACCTGTACCTACCTCAAGCCATTCATCGCGCTTTACTTCTGCACGGATACTGTAGGCATAGTCCTTGCCCAATCCACCAGGGGTAGTGCGGGGATCCCCATGCATTACACCAATTTTCATACGATACTGATTAATCATAATTCCAAGTACTGGACGTTCTACATCAATAAGATCTCGTTTAGTAGCAGCAGCTACTTTTCTAAAAAACTTATTAGTTAACTGTGCCCCACGGCCTACAGTAAATTCTTCCATTGTTTTATCATCTTCAGCGCCGGGTACAAGAGCCGGCAATGAATCAATAACTACTAAATCAACAGACTGACTTTCCATAAATTGAATGACTGCATCAAATGCGTGTTCCATGCTATTAGTTTCTACAAGTAAAACACGGCTCGTATCTACTCCGCAAAGTTCTGCGTATTTAGCATCAAAGTCTTCTGCGGCAATCCACACTGCAGTGAAATTTGGATCTCTAACTTGATTGGCAGCAATGGTGCGCAAAGCAATAGCTGTCTTACCGTGTGAAGCTTCACCTACAAGCTCTACCCAACGGTTCATAGGCCAACCTCCACCTAAAACCACGTCAAGGGTTAAAGATCCGGTGGGAATACGTGTAGGAAGTTGAGCTGATCCAGCAAGTACTACTGTATTTGCCCCAAGTTTTTTATTGATACTTGCTGCAATCTTTAATGCTTCTGCGTTTAATGCCATTATCCGATCCTATCTACGATTACGTTTGGATTAAATCCGCCACCTTGGTTGACTTGTTTTGCTGCAATTGTTGCTCCGCCACCAGCACCGCTAGGCATTCCTGCTCCGCTACCAGCTTGAACAATTGGATAACCGCAATCATAACAACGTTTGCGCTGCCCTGCTTGAGCCATGTAATTTCCTGACATACAGTTTGGACAACTTTCTGAATCTCTAGCACTTACTGCTTTTGAAACAAGTTGGTCTGTGTCTGGGTTGTAGGACACGCGTGTATTTGGATCTCCCGGGCGAGGGATGTATACCTCGCTAGGTGCCTGCCTAGTTGGGGGAGTACTGCTTGTAGATGCAGGTTGTCCCAATTTATTAGCCCACCAGTTATTACTCATGTACTGCCACCTTTGATTCTACAAGACCTAAACTAATTAATGTTGATACGCAAGACACCGAAGATGCAAGCGATACAAGTCTAAATAACCTAGTCATACTATCTAACTCCTCTTGTTCAATATCTTCATCTGCATCCTCTAAAACATACGCCGAAGCAGCTATACGGGCTGCGATATCTGCGTGCGAATCTATAAAAGGAATTAAAGCAGAAAATTTTGATAAACGATCTTCACTGGCTCGCTCTTCCATTTCAGAAACTTCATCAGAAATAGGTGGTAACCCCATAGCTATAGCTATACCTTCAGGTGGGGTAAGCATTGAATCGTAAATAACTTGCCGAATAAGAACGGGCAAAGATACTTGCGTTACGTATTTTAATTTACGTTTTCGATTCCATTTGCGTAACACTATTTTGCCTCTCCCCAACGCTTAACAACCTTTACATCAGCTAATAACGGAATGCTAAGAGCCTTGATGTTTTCCATAGCTAGTCTAATCTGTTCTGCGGTTTCCTCTGCCATCTCGGTAGGGGTAACCGTTACCAATTCATCGTGCACAGTTAAAATTAGAGAAGACTCGTCTGGGATCATTTTGTGTGCCCTAATCATAGCAACTTTAATAAGGTCAGCCGCCGACCCTTGGATGACTGTATTAAATGCCTGTCGTTCTGCGCGGGAGCGCTTCCACACCTCATTAGAGCGTAAATCAGGTAAATAGCGACGACGCTTAAGTAGAGTGCTGGCGTAAGGAACGGGAGCTTGTCTACGGCTTTCACTAATAACTTGACGTTTGTAGCGACCAACTGACGGAAACTTGCGGGTAAACTCATCAAGAAGATCACGAGCCTCTGTAAGGCTACACCCAATTGAGTCGGCAATTTTATCAGGTCCTACACCATAAGCAAGGGAAAGAACAAGAACTTTACCCGCTTTACGGTCTACACCCATAGTGCTACCAATAGTTGTATAAATATCTTCACCATTCATGTAAGCACCACACATAATTCTGTCTTGACTAAACGATGCAATTACACGAGGTTCAATCTGAGAATAATCAGCTACTACTAAAGAATATCCTTCTGGAGCAACAAAAAGATTACG